TGTGTTTCACTCCAGTTCTCCCCGACTTTATAGTCTCCGTCCAGTGGACAATTTAAATTAAACATACACCCTGCTTCTTTAATAGCTTGAACACCTAGCTTACCAACCTCTACTGCATCATAAACGTGGCATTCTATCTGCCATTCATCGTGTACATTGGCTACAAACTTAGCATCGTATCCGTGGTTCTTTATCTTCTCGTCTAGTATTATTAACGCTTTCTTCATTACTATTGCGCCTGCTCCCTGCAACAAAGTATTTAAGGCCGCGTGTTCTGAGCGCACCGTAAGCTTACGTCCGTCTAGTGCTTTAACGAATCCGCTTGAAGCTTCTCGTTGTACTCTGTCTGTAAGCTTTTTAAATGATGGGAGATTATCAAAGAAGCGTTGTCTAAGTCCTTTCCCAACCGCTCTACCTCGTCCAACCACAGACCCAAGCTTTGCATCTCCTGCTCCGTATAGGAGGGCATAGATAAAAGTTTTCGCCTGACTTCTTGATTCAAGTTCAGCAAGGCGCTGATTAGCGGTGTGTATATCTCCGTTAAGTATTTCATTAGTATAGCCCTCATCGTTTAAGTAATGTGCAAGCATCCTAAGTTCTAAGCCTGAAGCATCAATCCCTACCAGACGATAGTCCTCTGGAACAGTCCAACAAGATCGGCAATCTTCGCCGAACGGTGACGAACTACTAGGAATCTGAGCCATGTTAGGGTGTGAATGTGTCATACGCGATGTCACTGCACCGTTAGGATTGACGTACCCATGAACCCTGCCAGTGTCTTCGTTGAGTTCCTTGATCCAACTCTTAGTTTGAGCCAAGCGTTTCTGCAACATAAGATACTTAGCAATCAATGCGGCCTGCGGTATGTTCCTAACTTTATTTAAAGTTGACTCATCTACAATGGGTTGACCTGTAGGTGTATGCTTCTGAGGCTTCCAACCAAAACGAATTAGGTACTCGCCAATCTGCTTGCGTGACCCTAAGTTAAAAGGCGTTTCAGTTTTACGTGCGATAGGCTTAGAGTCCATGTCACAAAGTATACGTTCATACTCTTCGTCTGTTAGCCGTGTGCCTTTACCGTGCTGATCGGTTGCTGTCTTAGCTACTGCACCTGTCGCTGTGAACTTAGGTGTCAGTATCTGAGTAGTGACTACAGGCCGAAACTCTTCGTGAACCTCCTGCTCTAGATCGTGTAGCTTGGTTTCAAACATAGCCACTAAACCCATAACTTTCTCAAGGTCTAAGACAAAGCCGTTGGTGCGTTGCTGATCAATGATCTTAGCTACTGCGTGTTCTATCTGCACTGACTGTGGCGTGAACCCACGGCTCTCAAGCTTGAGTGCTTCATAGACTTTAGTATTAAGCAACACATCGTTCTTGCAGTACTCTAACATCTCAGGCGTGTACTCATCCCACGCATCTTCCTGATCACCAAAGTCTCCTTTCTTAAAACCTAGACGATAGCCCCAACCTTCAAGTCCGTGGTTGCCTTCGCGTGTTGGCTTGAAGAGTCGTGATAGCACTAAGGTATCTACAATCTTCTTGTCGAACAGGTCTATTCCGGCAACCTTTTTAATTGCAGGGATGTCATAGCCTATCAGGTTGTGGCCGATCAGTTTAGTTGCAGAGCGCAGTAGTCCGTAGCCTTGCTCTAGTTGCGTGTTGTCGAACGTAAACACATCCTTTGTATCAACGTCTTGTGCCACGATACAATGTATCTTCGTGGGGTCTAAGCCGTCTGCTTCTATATCAAATACTAAGTTACTCATATTATATCTCCGTCAAACTGAGCCGCGTCATAATCATCTAACTCTCGTAGCCGCCCTGTCGCGCCATCATACAACAGGTTAGTAGCAACGCCAACATCTCCAGTGTACCTAGACTTCAGCACCCTAACCTTGGTGGTCGATGCCTCTATCTCATCGTCTGATTGTTGGTTGCGTTCAAGGCTGATAACACAATCACTTAGCTGAGCAATACTCTGGCTACCTCTAAGGTGATTAAGCCCTGTCTCGATGCCGTTCTCGTGGCCTCTATTGCCCTCAACCCTGCGGAGGTGTGACACTAGTATCATACCACAGCCTGTCTCCTCTACCATAGTCCTGAGTCGATGCATGATCTGGTCGATAGCTTTACGCTCGTCATTCTCAAGGGTTGATAGAACTAACATATGAAGGTGGTCAACTACAATCCATTTACAATCTAGACCTATAATCATGTAGCGTAGCTTACTGAAGATGTCTTCAAGGTTATTGACTCCGTGGTGTGCGTGAATCCAAACGCGCCCCTCGTTCTCGCCCATAAACACTTTCTTAAAGCACTCGTCTAGTTGTTCCTCCGTGTACTGAGACTTAACACTGTCAAGGTGTAGCTTAGCGTTAGCCTCGACTGCCATGATACCTTCGGCAGTGCGTGACCAGTTCTCTTCAAGAGCCACAACACCTACATTATCTTCGGTGTTTTCAATCAACCAGTGTTCGATCTCTCTAGTGACAGAAGACTTGCCAAGACCAGTACCGCCTGTAAGTGTGACTAACTCACCCGCCCTAAGACCTTCTAGCTTTTTATTTAAGCCGCGCCAAGGATATGGTATAGCTGTTTTCTTTTCTGTCCGTAACTTTTGATAGGCTTTAAACTGTTCGGATAGATTCAACACGCCAGAAGGCGTATAGATTTTAGCGTCCCAGAAAGCACTGACGTATGCCGCGTGTCTACCTTGGCGTAACATATCGTTAGCATCTTTGTAGTCTACAGGCAGTGTCATGATCTTAGCTTTCTTGGGTGTCAGTAGTTTGGCTACGGCCTGAGCCGCTTCCTTACCATACTTATCATTGTCAAAATTAATGACTACAGAATCAAAAGACTCAAGGTACTCAAGGCTATTCTTAACGTCACCTATCCCGCCTTGTGCGCCTGACTTAATAGAAACGACAGGCCACTTAGAACCCATAAGTTCGTAAGCGGCCATCGCATCACATTCGCCTTCTGTTAAAGTTATAAACTTACCGCCTGCTTTAAATAGGTTCTCTCCAAACAAACCCACTTCCTTGGGACTTCCTGTCCACGCAAAGTCTTTGTTCTGTTTACGTATCTTAGTTCCTGACAACTCGTGTCCGTTGTAGTAGGGGTAGTAGTGCTTGTCTATCTTGCCGTTCAGTGTTGTTGATTTGACTCCGTACTTCTTAGCTGTAGCTAAGCTTATCTTGCGGTCAGTCAATTCATTAAACGTAGCTGTTGAACTGTTATTCATCTTGCTGTTCCTTTGATGTATTTCAAACTCCGTTTCTACATCATCATCTTGTTGCACTTCCGCTGTGCTATAGTTTGGTAAGTATGTCCTGCAACTGAAGCAGAACCCAGAGCCATTGTCGTTAACTGAAACTGGGTCACTGCCTCCACAAGCGGGACAAGGTAGCTTGTGTTTAACAAAAGGCATACGCCTTACTCCTCGTTGGTTTCCTCGTTAGAGGTTTCAATGATTGCATCATCTACTAGATGCTCGTCCATGCTACCAGTGAGAGTCATGATAGATGCGCGGGCTAGTGTTACGTTCAACTCTGCTTCGCGTAGCTTGCCTTGTGCGCTCACTAAGACTCCGAATACTGACTGTCCTTCGGGTGATAACTGACCTACGTCATATGTAACATCGTCTTTGATGTAGGTGTACTGTGGTGCGTCACTCATAATTCATCCTCCATTTCGTCTGCTTCTGATTCAAACTCCGATCCATCGGGGCTACCAACTTCAACAAGGTCTAGAACTTGCATGGCTTGAAAGTCCAAGCCCTTAAAAGAACCAAACTTATTGGTGGTTTCCCACTCATTGTACTGCACCTTAACTACAGAACCATTCCCTACTTTAGCATCGAGAGGGTTCTTGTACTGATCAACAAGTCTAGGCGCGGCTCGTACTGTGCCGTCCTTTCCTTCTACTTTGCGCTTAATTACAATGGATGGGCCTTCGTCCATCTGCTTGATGTTGTATCCACGCGCTTTAAAATCTTCAGCGGTGGCCTCATCTACAACTAAGTTTACTGAGTACGTAGGCTCAAAGGTCGTGTTCGGTGTAGTGACCGATGCCCAGTACGCTGTGCCTTGAAGTATAGCCATGTTACTTTCCTCTTGTGGTGGTGGTTAAAATTGAGGTGAGAGTATACCACACTCTCCACCCCCTGTCAACATATTTATACAGCTATCGTGAACGGAAGACTACAATCAGTCACATTATTTATAGGGGTTATGGAGTCATTGAGATACCGACTAACCGCCCTATTTAATTTCTTTGTGACTTCGGGAGTAAAGGAAACATTAGCAACTGTTCCGTCCTGTATATCAAAAGAAACAGTAAATTTAACTGCCTTGTTAAAGGACAGCCTGCTGATGTACTTCCCAAAGTTAACTCCGCTGTCGGGCTTAGGACAGAAGTATACTACAGGCTCAGGTTCAGGCTTAGGCTCAGGAGCGACTACAACTACAGGCTCTGGCTCTGGTTCAGGCTCAACAACTACAACAGGTGCTGTAACAACCTCCACTATAGGTTGCGGGACGATAGGTACAGCCGTAGCTAGTTCTTTAACGGCTAGTAGTTCTTCGGCCTGTTCGTCTTGCCCTGCCTTGACATCGTTTATCTCATCTAAGAGTATGGAATCGTTGACCGTCAGCGAGGTTAAAATATCATCTTGTTTTGCTATGTCTTCCATAACAATGCTGATACCCGCTTCGTTGTAAGTCAGTGAATTATTAACCGCGTCATAAGTTTCAATCAACTCCTCAACATCATCGACCACGCGAGCTTGATCTTGTTTTAATTTAGAGACTTCTGCTATTAGTTTTTCAGCTTGCTTATCACCATTAAGTAGCGCGTAGCCCGATGAGGCTAACGCTCCTATAACTGCAAGCCCTATCAACACGTTTTGCTTATCCATCTTTGTTCTCCTTTTTTAATTCGTCTATCATTAGTTCAGAAACATATAAAATTTTAATTAAGTATAAGCAGAAGCCTATACCTACCACTGTCAATATAAAATCCATAATCATTATCCTTTTAAATTTCGTTTTGGTTTAGGTGTTGGGATATTTTTTTTAGCCTGTTGTTTAAATATCCTGTCAAAATTACTGTCGTATTGTTCCTTGTTTACTTTCCGTTGGCGATCTCCTTTGCCGCCATGCGTTGCATCACTCATCCTCCTGCCACACCTTGCCGAATGTTACTATCATGAAGGGCGCAAGAAACACAACGCCCTCAAAAGATGCCGCACTTATTGAACCTGTCAGTGTATTACTAATCCACACTGGCTTACTGTCTGCGAACTCTAAGTCGATACCTACACCGTTGCGTAGATTAAAACTCAAGTAGTACTCTCCGAAATTAGCTGTCATGGTTTATGCTCCTGTACAATATGGTTTAATGTATTCGCCAACAGTTAAGTCAGACGAGGTGATGTGATTTATTACTACTCCCCATTCTTCAAGAGTCCAGAGAGCCTTGTCACCGCATACTAAATCTAATACAGCATTTTCTAAGGCTTGATCATTCTTTTCAAAGATGTAGCGCACCTTGAGATGCGCCTTGGATTGTAAATTGAATGGGGCATTGGTTAGTTTCATGCCGCTAACCTCAGTGCAGGCTCAGACTTGATAGCCTTTCGGATTACTTGCTGACGATCATTCTGGATTGATGCTATGTTACGCTCACTGGATTGTCTAACCGCACCAAAGTGTGTTGACCAATCGGTCATAGCATTATACACAGCCCACCAGTTAGCACCTAAACGATTTCTGTAGACAGCATCATACACTCGCCAGATATAGTTTAGATTTTCATTGCGTCTTGGTAGACTATTTAAAAGATCAGAAGGTGTAGATAAAGTAAAGCCGCTCTTTAGTTTAACGTCTAAGGCATCAGCAAAGAAATTGAAAGCTTCCATGTCTCTGACCTGAGTACCCTGCCAAGCCTTCCACAGTTCACGCTCATTGTTGAAGACATCTAAAGACTTAACAATTATATTAGCACCGTGCTCTATGTCCAAGGACTGAGTGTGCTTAGCCTTATAGATGGCTACCTCACCGCTAATAAATACTTGTAGATTTGTACACGCTGACTGCACAGCGGCAACACTAATCATGAACGGCCAAGTACCGTCAAAGGATGAGGTCGATAACAAACTAAGACTAGCCCTATCGCCATCCCCTGTTTCGTATGTATGAGCAGGGAGGTTGTGCAGTACAAAACATCTAGCACCGTCATGACTAGTTCTTATTTGTTCTGTGAGTCCAACGGTATTTAGATCAGAACGCTCCAAAATATTTCGAGTGCCGTCTATCATCTTTTTTGGGGCTACAGGTTTATAGCCATGACCATGTATACCTAACTCTCCACCAGTGTCAGTCCTATAAATAACAGATTTAGAACTATACATGCGCTCTGTTATTTCATAGCACTCGTACTCGTCTGTTCTAGCCTCATAAGTTAAAGGCGCAACCTCTATATCAAAATCAGC